TGTGTAGCCAGGCAACTGTGCGCCTCTAAACAATAGTCTATAAGCATTGGGTGATACTTCAGGTAATTCGTGTGCGCCAGCAATACTAACTATTTTATCTCCGTCAAATGCCGCACACCAAAACGGACACCAGTCCCATTTCATTTTTTCTAATGATGTATTGTTACTGAAGTTTTGTGAGTTACAAAATTCTTCTACAGCAGGTTTGTCATTATTAGTTAATGCTCTAAACTTTAGTCTTCCAAGTTTGTCCATTTGACTCTTTTGCTCTCTTAACAAATCTCACAGGGTTCATTTCAAACAGATCTCCTGTTGCTTTTCCGTTTATGTAACACTCGTGTAAACTACTAAAACCAATCGGATTAAACATTACGTGATCATCTTTTATAGTGTTTAGATCAAACGATGTGCTATTATAACCAATCATTACAGGTGGAGGCACTTCTGTCATACCATACCAATTTGCTACAGTTTGGACACCACGTTCTCTAAAGGCATCTATGAAACTTTGTTCTATTTTGGAACTGCCTGTAACCATATAACGGACGCAACTCATATCTAAGTTTTCAAAGCCTTTTGCGTTTAGTAATAGTTCTAAATGGCGTGGTATTAACGCTATAACGGTCGGTTTAACGCGGTTAAACAGTTCAGGGTAGGTGTAGGCACTAAAGTTACTAGAAACGTGCTGTGCGCCGCTTAAAAACGCAGGAACGGCGGTGATTGTGTAGTGGGCAATAGTGTTTGCAGGGAACACATCGAGCACTATATCGTTTTTGGTAAGTCCAATTTCTTTTATGCTTTTGGTTGCACATTCTTTTATATAATCCCAAGAATGCGTAACCTTTTTTGGAATATCGGTGGAACCAGAAGTATAAAGTGTAAGTGTGCTCATACACTTACTTATTTAGAAATTAAATTGGATAAACTAATGCTGAATTAATAGAAAGCGTTCCAAGCACTACCGTCGTAGTACACTGGATAACTTACTGCTCCACCTTTTGAAGCAGGATCCCAAGTAGTACCATCAGCAATAACAATCATACCTTCAACTGCTGTTGGTTCTGCTGTTTGTGGTGCTAGTTTCATAAATCCGTTTACGTCTAAGTGTGCATCTGCAACGTGTACTGTCGCTTGGTTAATAGCAAAGTAACCACGTGCATCAAATGATGCCGCAACCAAAGATGGAGTTGTACCTGTACCTGCATTGTTAAGGAAAATAATTTTACCTTTAGCAGTATCATTAGCAACGGTTTCATTATTGTCAACAGTCATTGCAATAATTGAGTTTGGAACATTACCTTCATTGCCGAGACCATCAACATCTGGGTCAACTGATCTGGAACTTAATACGCCAACATAATCACCTGCTGTTGCTTTAACAGGAGTAACCATATCGCCGTGACGTCCAGTAAATGTAAACTTAGCACTGTCATTAATTCCAGTGCCTGCAATGTTAATAATTTCAATTGGCTCAGAACCGTCTGCGTTAATAACTTGTAATACGTTAGAAACTGAATCGTTAATGTTACCAATCTGAACTTCGTTAACACCTTCGACTGAGATTTGATTATCAACAATACGTGTTACACCGTTATATAAATTAACAGTTCCTGCAACACCGTCAATCATTACACTTGAATCATCTGCAAAGACAGAACCAGTAATATCAGTTTCCAAGTTGCCTAATGAAAGACTTGATAGATCGATATCAGATGGTTTCCACAAACTAGAGACATTATCCCAAGCAAGTACTTGTCCAATAGTCGGAGAATCAGTACCTGATACACTAACATCGCCTAGGTTATCAATACTCTTACTTGCTAATTGCTGATCTAAATCAAACGATAAAAATGCTTCATCGCCTGCTACCCAGCCACCTGCTCCGCCGTTAGCGGTACCATCATATTTTAAAACTTTATTAGTAGCAACACCTGTGATGGCATCGACGTTAGTTAAGTCATTTAGTTCTTGAGCAATACTTAGTGTTGTTGCTTCCCATCGTGAATTTGGAGTTGACCATGTTAAAACTTGGCCGGATGCTGGTGCCGCAACGCTTACGTCTTCTAAATCATTTAGATTAATGTTTGGGTTTATTTCAATACCACCGGTAGTTACACCGTCCCCAACCCATAGTTTTCCGGTATCTGTAACAAAAATAGGTTCGCCCGCCGCTGGATTAGCACCGGTCAGTGCCGCTCTTTCCGCTTCGGTACCTCTTCTAATCTTTAATGCCATTTATATATACTCCTGGTTCACAAATATTGCTATATGTATTTATGCCATTTGCGAAGATTCTGTTTTTACTTTATTTACGCATTTTAGAGCGTTTAAATACATTGCTGGTGCTTTTTTGTATATCTTCCTTGATTTTACCAGCATTGATACCGAACTCAACACCCTGTATTACATCGCCGTATTCTTGGAACAGATCTCTAATTTCCTTATCAAACTTCTTCTGAGTTATATTAGGGTAACACTCAATGATCCACTTTTTCCGGTTCTTAAATGTAACTTCAATGTGCTGGAGATATTCAAGAGGTATGCTTTTTACTTCAATACCCTTGAATACCTCCGGCCAATGTCTGATTACATCTTCCGGGAGTTTTAAACTCCTATTGGCCATAGGCTATTACGCCTTGGCTGATTTTTTAGTAGGAGATAGTGCTTCTGCTTCTTTACGTAGACGTTGTGCTTCTTTAAACATTGCATCTGCTTGAGAGCGATACGATTTAGCAAGATCTTCGTCTGAAAGTGCTTGTTCCCCTGTCGGAGCCGCTTCACCTGTTGGTAAAGTTGCAGTTGTTTCAGTTGTTGCAGTAGTAGTTGTTGGCGAAGAAGTATCTTTAATAGCAAGATCTTCAAGTGCAACACCTTTCTGTTCTGCAATAATTTGATTTAACTCATCTAACGGAACATTTGTAGTTGTGTTAGGAGTCATAATCACTTGATTAGTTGCAATCTTTTGTAACTTGTTTAGTGCATGAAAACGTGCTAACATAATAGAGCCATCACTTAGTGTAGTTCTAGCCATTGCTTCAGCAAGTTCGTTTGCATTCTGCCCTACAGGACCTTCAATCATATTCATTAGAATATCGTGTTCGGAATCTGTAAGACTTTCTGTACCAACAATTAATGCAGAGTATGGGTCGCCAGGTAGTGTTCTATATACTACAGCAACCTTTCTGCTGTTTGATTTTAATTTTCCAATATGCTTAATAGCCATAATTTTCTCCTTATGCAGGTTCGCCGGATAACGCCGAAGCCGCATCAGCACCATCTACAGGTTTTTCTGCAGGTGCTGTTGGAGCCGCTGTTGATTTCTCAGCCGCTTTGGCCGCGTCCGCTTGTTGTTTTTGTACTGACTGTAAGAACGTATCCAACTTGTTATAAGTTGTGCCTACAGCCGCCAATTCGTTTGCTTTGAATGCGCCACGTTGTGTAGCAACATCAATAATAGTTCTAAGAGTGTTTAGATCTTGAACAGTTAAGTCAACTGCACCGCCTTCTGCAGGAGCGGCTTGTTGAGGTTGTTTGTTATCAGACATATGTCAGTTCTCCTTTTTTTGTAATGTACATACTTAATTACTTATTTGTATTTTAAAAGAGGACACGCCAAAGCGAAATATGAAAGTTCTTTAGGGTCCTCAAAACCGATTTTTAATTTGTTTTGGATAGAATTTGAGTCGTTTATGTTGACAGTTTTGCCTACATAGTAACGACTTTTACAATGACTTGTAATCCAATTTACAAGTGCTTTTTCTAAATTGTAATTAGGACTCATTTCAATATAATTCAAATGAGGACCGGGATAATCTAATCTCCTAATTCCAAAATAGTTAAGCGGATTTGGCTTCTTCATAGTGTGTACTAATCCCAAACGGTGCTTCGAGTTGTTTATTATGATGTGAGTGAATTACAAATATTGTATCACAATAGTCTGCATCACCCCACGAGTCCCAAGTATAACCGTCTGTGAACATAATAAACTTTTTAGGAACAATGTCGTTTTCTTTCATGTAACGCCAGTTACACATAAAATCAGTACCGCCACCGCCTTGAATTTCATAACTTAACAAGTCGTCAGTTGACGGGTCAAAATCCTGTTCGTTATAAACTTCTGTATCAAAACACCAAATTTTAATTTTGTAATCTTGGTATTGATCCATAATTCCTTTAACTTCTCCTAAGAAATCTTGTGCTTGATCATTACCAATTGATCCAGACATATCAATAGCAATACACAAATCAATTGTGTCTTGGAAGTTTAAGCCTGGAAGTATAGCACCTGTGTGCCAACCTTTACGTGATGGACGACTAAATGTAAAGTCATTACGGATAGTTGACTGAATCTGTTGCTGAAGCAACTCACGCCAGTTCATTTTAGGTTCGGTAAGTTCTTTAATCATACGCTGAACTTCTTTAGGAAGATTATCAGCACCAGCACTTTGAGCCGAACTAATCATAGACTCTTTAATTTCGTCACGTATCTTACGTAGTTCATCTTTACTGTAAGAAGGTTTATTACCTTCTTTTTTACTGTCGCCTGAATTGTTTGAAGGACTATCACCATCTTTCTGTTCCCAGTCAACGTGTTCGTCAAGTAATTGACCTAATTGTTTTAATTCTTCTTCATCATATTTGTTATAAATCTCATCATAGATTTCTTCTGATGACATAGGATCGTATTTAAAGTCCTGGAAGATATCAATGTCTGCAGGCTTCTCACCAATCTTATCACGAACAAGAATATTGTTAACTTTATAGTCTGCCGCAATATTATGAATTTGCGGATCACGTTTTTCTCTACGACTCATATGATCGTAAACGCAGTGTAGAATTTCGTGTGCAATTACAAACTCAATATTCTTGTTTGTAAGTGTTGAAAAGAATGCAACATTATAAAATAAGTTACGACCGTCTGTAGCGGCAGTTGGGCACCAGTCTGAAGCATCTACAATCTTAAGACGTGTAGCCATGTTACCAAAAAATGGGTGACGTAATAGCAAACCTACTCGTGCAACAATAATACGGTCGAGAACTTCTTTACGCATCTCATCCGTAATTTCAATATCTACTTTTTGTGCTTTTTCTAAAACTGTTGTAGTTGCCATTTGTATTCCTCAGTGCCTTATTATGTTATTATTATAGTATATTTAATGATAAAAGTCAACCAAAAAGATAGGGGCGAAATACCAAAATATTCCGCCCCTATGTGTATTACGAAGCCTGTGCGGCAGTTACGTACTTGCCGAACTTCTCATGGAACTCATCAAAACATTCAACTTCATCTGGATCGATTGGAAGTTGGTATTGGGTAAGAGCAAGTTTAATGCCCATTACAACCAATTCTGTATCGAAATTGTCCATTGCAAAACGTAAGAAGTTGTTAACTTTATCGTCAAACTTCTTGTCGTTTTTATCACTGGCTTCTTTCAGTTCATAGCAGAGTGAAACAGTCAAGGAATACATGGCACTGATTTCTCTAGTTTTCAACTCCTTCACTTTACCTACCAAAATATCTGAGGGATTTGGTAGTTGTGATGCCATCTTACGATGGGCCATGAACTTCACAGCAAGGCCTTCGCCTACTGCACCACTGACCAAATCGGTAGTGGTATTCTCATCATCATCGTCTTCGAGTAACTCGGAAACAAATGACCAAGAACGCGGTGTTGCAAAAGAACGACTCGGTGACTTAGGATCAAAGTCATATAAGTCTTTTTTGCTATAAGTTAAGTAACCTACAACATCAGTGTGGATGTTGTTTTCAGTTGCCCACGAAAACCAATCGTCAAAGTCAACTTTAAGTTCTAAGTGAACAAAACGATTAGCCAACGGAGCAGGCATTCTATAAGTAACACCTTTATCAGCGTCTCGGTTACCAGCGGCAACAATTAAAACGTTGTCTGGCAATACATATTGTCCAACCCTACGGTTAAGAATCAATTGATATGCCGCGGCTTGTACAGCCGGTGCCGCAGAATTCATTTCATCTAAGAACAAAATAATGTTCTTGTATTTCTTTGCCAATTCCTTAGTAGGAAGTTCTGCTGGCGGTGCCCATTTCATGCAGTTGTCATTTGCCGCATAGTATGGAATACCTTTAATGTCAGTAGGTTCCCAAAGTGACAAACGAACGTCAATAACGTGAGCGTCTAGGAATTCACCAATCTGGTGAATAATGTCTGATTTACCAATACCTGGTGCGCCCCATAAAAATAAAGGACGTTTCTTTTTGAATGCTCTAATAATACTCTTTTTAGCATTATTAGGACTTACAGTGCGACTTGCGATGTTTTCCATAATGTACTCCTTGTTTCTCAGTGCCTTAGTTAATTTCTAACTATGTATATAGTATAGCATCACTAGGATAAAAGTCAAGAGGTTTTTTACCTATTTTGGTAAAATATTTGGATTAAGTTAGTTCTTCGTCTGCTCTTTTAAACGCTTTAGTTAAGCCATATTTCTTAACATCACCGCTAAAAAGGTGTAATTCGAGTGCTTTCTTTTCATCAAAAACACTGATATGATCTCTACCTAACCAATAAGGACAGGTAATAAATTGGTCTAACCAAATTACTGTATTAGTTGTAAGTGTGAAATCTTGTGGAAAAGGAACATCATATGATTGTAGATCTAACTTTTCTGTAAGAAACATATACCCCTTGTCGGTTAATCTTAAACCACCAACTTCTTTGACTCTAGTATTTTGCCACCACACAGGCATATATTGTCTAAGTGTGGCTTCGGTAATACTAATGTCTGCTTGTTTGAGAAAGATTTTGGTATATGTTTCTTTCCAGTTCATTAGTCGTTTGCTTCTTTTAAAACAGCCGCATCATAATCTTCGCGACTTACAATTCCTTCACGTAAAAGTTTTTCTCTGTTAGCCATGTGCTTCATTTGAATTTCTTCTTTGCTACCGCCAAAGTATGCTACGCAATGTCCTTCTTCGATCATTATATCTGTAACCATACGTCCGTCGGGTGCTACAAAGTCTCCTAGGATACGTCCAAACTTGCCTTTCATGTCTTCGCCGTTCTTGTTAACTTGTGTTTTTAGGATTGCTGTTTCTCCTAATAGTTGAGCAAGTCTTCCTTTTGCGGCTTTGCCAAATAACTTTTCTACATCATTTGAAGTGCGGCTTTCTGGTGTGTCAATTCCCATAATACGAACTCTTTCGTCTTTTAGCCATACTCCGAACCCTAAATCAATATCTACGTCAACGGTATCACCGTCAATTATTTTTGTGACTAGCACTTTATACTCGTACATTTTGCCCTCCGTTTAAGTACGTTACTCTGTTACTTCTTCCCCCTGGGTAAGTTTAACAACTGTAAATTCGGTTGAATTAAATAAATCGTTTAATTTTTTTGCTAAGTTATGAGCGTGTCCTGGGTTTGAAAAAGAAACTTTTTTATACTTAGGCCCCGGAAAACTAGAAAGTGAATTCTGTGTTTTTAAGTTAAAAGGTTTGTTTTGATAGAACACCGCCCAGATTGCTTCAGCCATCAGAATTTGGTCAGACTTGTAAGTCTTCTTATCTATGTGTTCTAACAACACTGTGGGTTTAGGTCTACTCATAATAATATACGTAATTTCCTTATTAATAAACTACGTATATATTTATCTTTTATGAGTCGGTGATTGTAATGTTAAATGCTGTAGTTATCCTAGGTACATCGTGTTTTTGTACTGGAATACTATGGTTTAGGTAAGGAGGAAAGAACACCATATCGCCTTCTACGGCTTCTGCAATACATTGTTCTTTAGGAAAATTTGTTGGTAAGTTATCAGCAATAGGAGTTGGTTGTGTACTTCTTATGCCGTTGCTTTCTGAGTTATAAAATATAGTAGGTGTGTGTACACTTTCGTCAAACTTAACATAATGTACTGCACAAAACTGTATAGTACGTGGACTTGAAAGATGATTATGTATTTCTCCAAAGCCACCTTTTGTTGTTACATTATACCAAGCATCGATACCTACTTTCCAATCCTTTAAAGTATCAAAACCGTAACCTTCAAAAAACTCTGTTATAGTAGGTTCGTATAATGCTAATAGATCATCCCAGTATAGTTGTTTAGCATTAGGAAAGTAATCGCTATAAACATTACAAAATTCTGAGTTAGGACCGTTTTTAATAAACTCATCTAAAAGATGTGTTGTAAGAAAATTCTTAATACGATCGTGACTTTTTACTTTGAGTTTATAGATGTCTGTAGTAAAGAGTGTTTGCTTTTGCATTAATCCTCTTTAAAGCCACCACCGTCCATTTCGACATTAATGACTTCTGCTTCTTGTCTTGCGTTGTTGGCAGATACCAAACGTTCTAGTTCACCGTGTAATCTAGATTCAATCTGACCAATAGTTAATGCTAGTTGTTCTGCTTGAGGCAAAGTAAGTCTAACATCTTTTGCGTTAGACTGTTTTGCTGTTTTTACTTGTTGGATAAACTGTTCTAAAGGAACAGTATTAATCGGCTCGTTTGTCATCTGCATTTGCCTTGCTTAGTTCTTGACGCATAATAATTTCTGTCTTAAAAGGACCTTTAGAAGTATAACCTTCAATGGTCATTAGTTTAGGACAAAAACTTCTTACCCAGCCTTTATCAAACCTAATAATATAATATCCTGCACAATATAAAGATTTAGATTTCTTGCTTTTTGTAAACAATGGTAGTTTACGTTTTACATCATACATTGAATTATGAGGAACACAAGAAGTAGGAAAACCTTGTACTTCTTTTTCTACTTCAGGTTTATTACTAGCATCTTTGATACCCCATTCAATGTTGATATCTTTTGCTAGTTGTTTTTCGTTATCATAAAACTTTGTATGAGTATTACAACAATACATATAGGTTTTATCTTCTTGTTTAGAAAGAGTACCGATTCTCTCGCCATCTTCTTCAACAATCCAGAATTTACCTGCTACGATTGGATTTGCTTTGATGTGTGTCATAATACCCCCTTAAAAGTTTCGTTGTTTATTACAGTTATCTTAATGTCTTTGTTAGCCGCCAATGCCGCATAAATCCTTGTTCTACCATCGATTACAAATTTTTTATCTTTGTAATCTAGTATCAATGGTGGCTCGCAGGTTTCATTTTCAACTGCGAGTAGAGTATCTGCAATAGCAAATTCACGTTCTCTAAAATCACGCTTATCTCTCTTTTGCATTTCCTCAATAAACTTTTTATCATATCCCGTATTACCACTTACACGTTTGATTTCATTTAACGTATATTCGTCTTCCGGCATATTGACTAAGTTATTTAATTCTAAAATTGCTTCTCGAGACAGATTTTGGACAGGAAGTTTGTCTAGTATTTTACCAATTTCGACAGCCGCCTTATCTCTCTTGTAGTTATCCATAGGATGATCAGATCCAATATCTATAGGCAGATTTTCAACATATTCTTTAATATCAGGGTCGTGTTGCCCTAATAGTTCATATGCATAAAAGTACCCTACGTCACTCATTGATATCTCGCATTCAATGGATCTGCAAAACTTTGTATTTGCTCTGCAACTTTGTTTAATTCGTGTTTAGCACAAAACTTCATAAGTTTAATGCCTACTTGCTGTATTTCTTTAGGTACACTATTTTCTGCAATAGTTGTAGCCATAATTTGTTTAATTTCGTCTGGTTGTGCTGACAAGTCACATAATGTAACATTGCGATTATAATCATCTAGTACGCGATGTTCCACACCATTATGATCAACCCAACGCTGTAGCATAAGATTGTTCCAATTATAGCCTTTTGTATTCTTATCAGCAAATGCTTCTTGTAAGCCAACTTTGTTCTTAGTACCTTTGACTCTAACGCCTGGATAGGCTGAGAAGACGTTGTCACTGGTATCACCTCGCATACATTTTTCAAATAATAGCCATTTTGGATTTGGAGCACCTTTAGGCTCCTTAGTCTTTTTATCTACGATAGGTTGACGTTTTTTATCGTCAAAGTAACCTTCGTGTGTAATAATAGTATTGCTAACACCGTTGTATTGTTTTACGTTAGGTGCAATAAGTTGTGCAAAGTCTCCGTCAGTTGAAATAATAACATGATCGTCGTTAGGATGTGATTGAATCCAGCCTGCAATTAAATCATCTGCTTCTAGTACAGGATTATGTAAAACAGTACAATTAGTTTTAGTTGTAACAAAGTCTTTAAACTCGTCAAACATTTCCCAGAATACAGTTTCTTCTTCTTGCTGAGAAGCAGTAAGAGCATCACGAGCAACTTGTCTATTACGTTTATATGGCTCGTAATAATCTTTACGCCAACTTCTACCTTCTAAGCAGAATACAACATGACTGCCGTCAAAATCTTGCCATGCCTTTCTAATACTACTTAGAGTAATATGAAATGCCATACCAACTTTAGTTGTTAGGTCGCCACGCATTACGTGCCTTGCACGGAAAAACGTATTTGCTGTATCAACTAAGATGTAAGTCATTATACCTCCGAAAACAATTTAATTGTAATACTATTTTACTTGCTTTCTTGAGATTTGTCAAGTTGTTTCTTTGCCTTTTCTTGAATTTCTTTAATGATTTCTTTGTTCATAAATGGAACTGCATTAAAGAACTCTGCATCAAAAGAACCCGTTAGGCGCAAATCAAATGCTACACTTACACGTAAATCATCTCTTGTATGAGGTTCTACATAGTGTGGAGTACAACTTGGGAACATTACACACCCGCCCTTTTTATTTGGTAATCCAATTTTTGATTCCGGATCAAAACTAGAATGGTAAACGGTATTAGTATGATAATCATCTAAATGAATGTTACCACTTAAATAAGAATCTGGTTGGGAACCGTGTGCGTGTGAATCCATGCCTTCTTCTTTGCGTAGGATATTTGCCCAACATACAATTTGTAAGTCCTTTAATTCTAATTGTTGTTGCTGTACATACTCTAAATATGAGTATTGTAAGAATGTTAATAGTTCTTTAAAAGCAGGATTGTCACCTTTAGTAAGCAAATTATAACGTCCAAACCTAGTAGTAATATGTTTATCAGTTAAACCTGTACCACCAGTATTTGCATATTCTAATTTTAATAATTCTTCTTCGTTGTCAATAATCCACTGTTTAATAGTGTCGACTTGTTCTAAGTCAGTCCAGTTGGTTAACCATAATGGAATATTCCAACTTGGTGCAAACTCTGTTAATGGATGATAACTTTTAATTCTTACTAATGACATTACTTAACCTCCGACTTTCCGCCGCCGATGTTTGTTGTATTAATAAATCCTGCACCACGATTTGGATCGTGACCTTGTTCTTGTAGTACATTTCTAGCAAGATCTTTAAACCACATATCAACAATTTCTTCATTAGTTTCGCCTTTATAACCAGCATCAAGTAGTTGCTCAATAAACTCGTTATTCCAGTCTAGTTCAAAAAATCCATTACGGATATTATCTTTGTTTACTTGAGTATCTAACACACCAACCCAAGCCTTTTTTGCTTTAGTTGCTTTTTCTTTTTCTTTAAGCATTAGTTCCCTGTGTGTAGGTTCTTTTGCCTTGTCGTTATTCTTAGTAAACATATTCTTAATTTTATCCATCATAGTTTATAATCCTGCTTCCCTTGCCTTTTGATCAAAGGTCTTGTTATCCTTTTTACGTTCCCCACGCATTTCCGAAGATGTCGACGTGTAGTCTGGGTGTATAGCGCCAACCTCGCTCCATTGCCAATGTTGCGACTCGTCTAGTATTGAGTTGGTATTCTTCGCTTCGTCCTCCGAGCGGCATGATGTAAACCGGGCAGTCAATCCCTGCATTCCTAAATTCGGAAACTGCTCTTGTAACTTCGTCCACGTCCACGTCGTCAGCGACAACAAACTTGAAATACAAATTACTATTAGGTATGTCGTAGTAACTCCTAGCAATTTCAGGATTGATAGCATCATCCCAAACTTCGCCCGATACGGAAAGTTTAGGAGAGCAACTCCAAGTAACTTGGAATCTGTCTTGAGATCCGAGATAGTCTCGGAAATCATCTCTAAGTTTTTGTGTTGTATTTGTTTCAAACGTAACATTTTTTAAGTCTCTCATTTTAGGATGCTCAAAAAGATCAATATATAACTTTTGCCATCCAAGTAGCGGTTCCCCGCCGGTTAATATAAAGTGAACATCCTGTCCATTGTCCATCGTCCACTTGCCTTGCGGAGTCAAACTTAATACATAGTCAACTACTTCGTCAACTGTGTGATCCTTCATATATTTTTTAAATTCAGGATAGATACTTGCATAAGTATCACACCCTGTATGCACAATTGGTAAATCTTCAAATGTGTCGATCTTATTAGTAATTCCGTCATCTAATAATTGTTTGACTTCTGGATTGTATTTATCGCCGTTTTTACGCACATACGTACCACGTTCATGTCCAAAGTTCATACAACGGAAATTACAACCAAAGGTACGTAAGAATACACTAGGTACTCCTACAAAACGACCTTCACCTTGTACACTATAAAATGCTTCTGAATATCTTAACTTCATCGTGGTGCAAACTCCTGTTGCAGTTTAATATTGTCCATAAATTCTTTTTTAGTACCTGCATCTTCTTTAAAAGAACCTTTTAACACTGTAGTCTGTGTAAGACTTGAATGTGCCATAATACCTCTATTCTCACAACAACCGTGTGTTGCTTGAATATAAACACCTAGGTGTTTTGCATTAGTAGCCTTTTCAATTTCACGTGCAATGTCATTTGCAAGTTCTTCTTGTAGTGTACCACGTCTAGCACACCACTGTGCAATACGTGTATATTTAGAAAGTCCAATTACTTTACCATTAGGAATAACACCAATATATGCTACGCCTGTTACCGGCTGGTGATGATGTGAACAAACTGATTTGAGTTCACTTCGTACAACTAACATACCTGTGTATGCGTCATCTCCTTCGTTAGGAAAAGCAGTTGCAGTAGGAATGCGATCATAACGTCCTTGCATTAATTCGTTATAATACATTTTAGCAAGACGTTTAGCAGTTCCTTCACTGTTAGGATCGTTTTCGCGATCAATCAAAAGTGCATCAAGTACACCTTCAAACTTTTCCGTGGCTTCATCAATTAGTGTTTGCTTTTCACCTTCATAGATGAATTCACTAATATTGTCGCCTGCCCAATAACGCTTCTTTGCGTTCTTTAGACGTTGTGTTACTTCTTCGTATTTTTTCATTTACCTTCTCCGAGTTATAGACGAGGATGTCTACTATATTTTACATTATATACTTTATTTAGGTTTTTGTCAAGTATATTATACATTTAGAAATACTTTTTGAGCATTTCAATTTGGTCGTGGTATTGAGAAATGATGTTTAATTCTTTCTCAGCCGCTTCCAAAACATCAGGATGTTCACCAATACCTGATGCCCTTTCCAAATAAATTTCAACGTTCATTTGGTGTTTTGCAATATGTCCTTCTGCGTGTTTGATCATAGCATCGATCATTTGTTCTCTAGTGTAAGCCATTTGCGTCCTTTCATATATTAGGCACAAACTCATTTGCAATAAGTTCGTGTGCGGTTTTATCAAAATGTTCGTCGTCAATTGTTACAAGAGCATTTTTGGATTCTAAAAATTCTCTAACATTTTGATTTGATACTCTTGCATAAGAACAATCTCCAATCATATTTAGATCTTTCGGTAGCCATGTGTTTTCATTAATGGCAAAGATCTTTAATGATGCGTTATTGTCTTTGCAAATATTATTCCAAAGATATACTTCTTTGAAAAAATTCCTTTGTGATACAACAGTCATTAACTCGTACCATGCTTTAATTCTTTGGTATCCGTCTGTTTGTATATTAGGTGTTTCTAAATTAAACGGTTCAAAAGTAAATTGAATTGTTGCCGGTATTGCATAGTCGCCAGCAACAGTAATTTGTCCGCCATCAAAACTCTTTCCATCATCGTCCCACATATTGATATTATAGTAGTCAATACGTTCTTTTGTTTGTTCTAAGTTCATATGACGCTCAAGTGGAACTATGTTTTCATAATGACAAGGGTTTTGAAAACCAAATCTGTATCTGTTCCAGTATGTTTGTTGGATAATAACTTCGTCAATGTCATTATATTTTTTAAATAAAAAAGCAAGACGTTCACTGTAGTCGTACCAGCCTCTACCAGGGCAAGAAAAAATTACTCCGTCTTTGTTTTGATTGTTAATATAAATCTCTGCCCAGTTGTTGTCATTCCAGCGATCTGGAACAGTTTTATCAGCACTATAATTATAGCCTGCACTATGACTACAACCTATTACGGCAGTTCTCATTATACACAATCTCCCATGTCTTGAAATAGTCTTGGTTGTCTTGGATCAGGAACAGTGTACTTTTGCATATGCGGAATAACACCACGTACCCCGCCTTTAGGATCTGCCATATCACCTTTGCGTCTTGGAATTAAATGTACGTGTGGCCACATAACAGTTTGTCCTGCTTCTACACCTACGTTTTGTCCGATATTGTAAGCATCACAATATCCTTTTTCAACCCAATCATAACCCCAAGCGTATGCGGCTTTATAGCATTTGGCAAGATGATCCCAGTCTGCTATCTTAGGAACAAAAAGAACGTGTCCTTCTGTAACAGGAAAACCGTCTTTAAATACTGTAAAGTCTCTGGTATCAACAAGTACGTCTTTCCAAGGTATGTCTTTAAATTCCATATTTAATTTTTCCATAAATGTACTGAATATCCTTTTCCATTAGTGTCACCACCGTCGTTGTCTAATTCTTTACCATCGTAAAATATCTGCGTAACAGTGTCGTCACCGTTAGCGTATTCTAAACTATGAAACATAAATTTCTTTGGATCTAGTTCACCGTATGTTTCAATTCGTCCATCAAAAAATGTTCCTTTTTCTGCACTATAAAATTGCAGGATATGAGGTTCAGTCCAATCTTCATATTCGCTTATTGAACGATTTGTAATTTCTGTTTCATAGTTGTCAGCCTTCTCAATGCTATCAGTCCATTCTGACAATGACTTACCATCTACAATAGTAGCAATAACTTTTGCATTGTATTCATTACTGTCTACTTCTTCTATAGTAATATTACTGTTGTCAAAATCAACACCCCACTGGTGTTCTAATTCATTATGATGTTCATACCAAGGACGATAATCACCGTTACTATCTTTCATAAAATCTGCGTTTTCAGGAACACTGTCAATGTCCTCAAACTCCCAGTTACCGTCTTCAGCACCCGTCATGTATGTAACAGCATCACTATCACCGTGTTCGTCTATGATAGGTTTCCAAAAGTTATACTGCGGTTCATTTAGAGGAATGTATGCACTTTCGCCGCCATATCCCCAAATCATAATACGATAGTATCTCGGACCTTTAAGTGTTTCAACTAGTTCTTGCTTTTCTTCTGAAGTAGCCATTAGTATGCTCCCACATTTTCCCAAGGGTAAACTAACCAAACATCTTCTTCGGCTTTGTTAACTTCGTGAACTGTATAGTCCACCTTACCATTAAACTCGCTCGACAAGTTATCTGTAAGTGTTGCGAATCTAACATTACTATGCCATACTTTATTCCATTTAGGATCATTAGGTAAACAACTTGACTGCCAGTCTTTTTTAATCCAATTAAACGTAGCACCAGTGTCGTTGATGTCATCTACAATAAGAATTTTCTTTTCTAATGGCCCACCTGTTACTTTGTCAGCGTCTTCGTATACATAACCAAACGCATCTTCACTCATCCAAGCATTTACTTCACACTCACTTTCGTCACTGTCTCTTAATGCAACTTTAAGTGCTTCACAACGGATACCTGTCATGTTTGAAATAATAGTAGCAGGTACATTACCACCTCGGGTAATGCCTACAATGTAATCAGGACGCCAACCGTCTTTATACATTTGATTTACAATATTGACGCACATACGTTCTACGTCTTGCCAACTATAGTAGTGCTTCTTAGCCATACATTTTCCTCACATTTATAAAATCGTTATTGCCTTTTTTTACAATAATACCTGTACCGTTCCCTTGACCTGCATTAACAAATTTAAGTGCAGGCACAAATCTAGCATTTGACCTAAAGCCTGTAGCACTATGATTAATGCTACTTTTGAAAAAACAAAAGCGTCCAGGAATAGGAGCAACACTTACAACTAATGGATTTGTATTACCTTTAATATCTTGTAATTCGTATCCTTCTAAATCTTTTTCTGTAATAAAGAACTTAGTTTCTCCCTTTTCATCTGGTTGCCAAGTGCTATTACAATAGTATAACACAGTATAGTCGCAGTCGTCAACATGATAATATGCATCTTCGCCTGTAGCAAAGAAGTTGAGATTACTTCTACGATACTCTAAACCTTCAAGATCTTCAATCTTTTCTTGTATAGTATTCCAAAGTGTAGACCAAGTGTGGGTATGTTCAAATTCAAAACACTGTAAGCCTGTAGGCGGTTGTTCTGGATTATCTCTAGTGCCCCATTTAAAACTTAGGTTTTGTATTTCATTTTCTAAAATACTAATTACTTTAGGCTCGAAAATATTATCATAGGTATTAATGATACCACCAAAGTAAGATGTTTTCTTAATCTCCATCTTTAGCACCTATACCTAAATATTTTTCATTGTGAATCCATCTGTAACCTTGATTTTTAACCCAACGTACAAATCCCCATTCTTTCTTTTTACGACCCATAAAGAATAAACTAGTACACGGAATTTCATTTCCGTTTTCATCTTTCGCAAGTTCTAGCCAATGCAAGTCGTCAGCACTTCTAAATCTAATTGATCCCGGACCACGCCAAATTCTTGTAGTTCCGCATACATGGCCTTCTTGTGCAAAAATAGGAACGTGTTCCCAATATCCACCTTTAATAATTAATGCACCCCAACCCCATGGATGATCATGTAGTGTAGGTTCGTCGCTAACAAGAACTTTGTGTAGTGTAACGTTGAAAGGAAAGTTCTTGCGTTCTTTTAAAAATAGGTAATAACGGATAAGGTATGGAACCTTTCCGTCTCTATCTGTAATTACTCGACGTCTTCCGAGTTTATCCATTAGTTTAGAAAGGAACGTCATCGTCACTCCGTGTTTTAAAATCATCTTTACAAAGGTTATAAATTTCTATAAACTTTAAATACTGCAATTTTAGTGCAGGGTAGATTTCAATCATTTGTTCTATTTTGTATTCGCTAGGCCATTTTGACTCAGTCCATTCAAATTCAGGATCGATATAAGAAGTAGAACTTGATGTAACATAACTAGTGGTATAATCACTTGCATTAAATGTTATAGTCCCGCCTGACTCATACGTATAAGAAGGAGTATCCGATGTTACTGAATAGTTTCCTTTTGACCAGTCTTCCATAGATCCATCATGATCATCAAGTGTAATTGTAATAGGTTTTAGATCATCATTGTCCATTCTTAATTGCCTCGTATAGTAGTTTACCACTAAAAAAGTTTTCTGATAAAATCTTTGATTGCTTTTGCATAGGGATAATATACTTTTTATAATTTTCCATATAGTCAACAATCTTATCCATAATTTCTTGTTTGTGTTCTTTATACGATTTGAAATCTTTAGTCCATTCACTTGGATATAAAAATTCTTTAGTTGCCATTTCACTATAACTTAGTCTGTCTGGAACCATTGGAATGGTACCAACTTGTAAGCCTTCATACCAACTAATACCAAGTGTTTCTTGTAAATTTGCACTAAACACAAGTTTTGCTTCACCTAACAAGTTATGATATTCATTCTTAGTAAGTGTACGTTCTTGACATACAACAAACTCATATTGTGGTAATGCTGTTTTAAGATCTCTAAATATTTCAGGTTGTTTCTCTGGAGCAATTCTATGTGGGAAAAGAATAATATCTTTCTTCTCCATGTTTTGATAACTTGTAAAACTCTTTTTCAAGTACTCCATAGGCCAACCTACACGTTTAATTTTGCTGTCAACAGTTGTAAATGCACTCTTAAACATATCAATATGAAATTGTGTAGCAAAGAAATTATGATCATATACTTCAAACATACTTTGCTCTGCATGACGTACCCAAGGCTTGTTGCCTATAAGCCTGCCAAGGAAGTCAGCAGGATCATAACTACCAGCGTGCCATAAGCCACCGATTCTAATGTTAACGCCCAGTAACTCAGCCATGTAACGAAGTTGGATAACAGTCGGGTTCCAAGCATCTGTATATAAGAAATAATCTCCATCCTTTACTTCTCCATTGCAAAACATTTCTCCAATGGTTTCAAGTTGTTTACTCTTATACACATTGGTGCCACCAAAATTAAGAAAAGCCCCAGGCGTAGTAGCCTGAGGCGTCTCTCCTCCACTAATGACTTTAACGTCCATATTTGTAGCGTGAGACAATTGACGTGGAAGATATTCTTTCCACTGTTTAGTGTAACGTGTATCAACTGCTTCAATGTCTACAATATAAACTGTCATTTACTTCCTCCGAGTCTTAGCAACCCATTTAGGGCGTTTGCCTTTAGTAAAGCCGACGTACATACGCCACGCTTCGCTCTTGTTGTTGTACAACTCGCGTTCATCAAAATTGTATGAACGCTTGTAACCCATAGTCCAAGCAGTTGCACAAAACTCCTTAAACTTCTCAAGGTCTTCGAAGACCTTGTTATAGGCTTCACGATTGAACTTAATCGCCATTTTAAATTTCCTCTAGTACTTTGCATACTCAATGTGGGCGCCGTTCTCTCCATCTTCACTTACGTCAATATGGACTTCACGACCGGGATGTTTTTGACTGATTTGCTCATAAAGATCATCAGCCATCATTTCACAACTTTTATAATCTAGTTCTAGTGTACCATCTTGGTATAACCTCTCTAGCCATCGTTTAAATTGAATAAATTCGATATCTCTATCATTGTGAGTAACAGTGATACCGACCTTGAAATGGAATATGTGTCTGTGTGGATAACCTAAAAACGAAACATCATATTCGTCTCCTGTAGCAAGATTGGGATCTTCCAATGCCGCAGGATATTTGTGGATACCTTCCTTGCGGAACGTAACCCAAATCATTCTCTTTGCGGTTCTCATAATTTTTTCATGTCTTTCTGTTTCTGTGTGTGCTTTTAACATATCTTCAGTTATACTCATAGTATACTACCTTTCTTACTCGCTGTCAACCGGATTATCATTTTCATATTTGGACCAATCTGTAAATTTTGAACGGTCTTGTAAATCGTGCACCTGATGAATCCATACACCGACGTTTGTTGCTTTGAAGTCTTTGTCATCAATTTTGATACAAGCATTATAGTTAAGTTGATCTATGTAAGGAAGTTTTACACTAATCTGACTAATAAATTTAGTCTGTTCATTATAACCGCTTTCTAAAACCCACTCATGAAATTTTATATCATAGTCTAGTGTTACAGTGTAACCTTCTTTAAGCAAACCATATACAAGAGTATCCCATGCTTTATTAGTAGCATCATCACCGTGTGGCAGTTTTACTTGAAAACTTTGATTAGCACCTAAGTAAATGTGGTCTACGTGCTTTGCTTTTGCTTGTTCCAATACTTCATCTAACGGACGACATCCAACTACAAATAGTGTATCCATATCGTATGCTGGTGTTTTCTCTACTTCATAACCGGTAAAGTAAACAACGTCATCTTTTACAACGCCGTCTGAGTAATCACGTTTCACTAATTTCTTCCTTCTTTAGAGTTTCAATTTCTTCTTTAATGGACAGTTTTTCTTTTTTCATTTTGTTGAGCAACGGATCATCAATATACCTACTGTAACATAGTTTTATTTCTTTGTCAAGTTCTCTGTGTAATTTAGTAAGACTTTCAAGTCTTGCTCGTTTGTCCATTTTAGATCTCCTCTTCTAGTTCTTCAAGTTTGTGTTCTTCCTCTTCTGTAAAACAACCGTCCTCGTGTACATCGTCATTTGGAACAGGGTCTTTTTCAACTTCAAACAAGTTATCAAAATATGTTTGAGCGTTTACTGTCTTTTTACCAGTAGCACCTCGTGTACCGATAACTGACATCCAGAATCTCGAAAATTCTTCAATTACTGCGTTTGCTTCATCTCTGCTAGATGTCGCAAATATTGCTTCCACAATGTCTCTAAAAAATAACCTGTCAAAGCGTTCTTCGACAAGCATTGCAGGAACAATTCCTGCATCGTATTGTCTGTTTGCTTCTTGTACTGCATTAATATGACTCCATACATTATGACCCATTTGAATCGCATATGAAAAACTATCCCAACTAGTTTTTCCTTCTTTACCTATTTTATTTAGGTCACCTGGTGCATAGATACAAATATCTTTTGCTTGTAGGTTTGCTGTGATTGGTGAGTCTTTAAAACTTCCATGTTTGCCTTCTCTAACAAAAGCCTGACCAAATGGTGTTGTATCAGTTGCTAAACCTTTGTTATCAATGCTAGGTACCATTCGGTATACCCATTTCTTTCTATCTGCTGTTTCTAGTTCGCAGTAGATTTGACCATTTGCTGTTGCTAAGAAAGGACTAGCACAGTCAAATGTAATCATAAAGTTTGGATTATGATATTTTCGAACTGCTCTTTGTATGTCAGTTAACAATGTCGCCCATTCTAATTTTGAAGTACCTAAGAAGTGCATTACATCGTGAATACCTTTTTCCAACAATCCGTCAAAGCGTAATGCTACTAATCTCTTAAGAACAAGATGTACATCACACATATTCTGACCACCCATTGACCAACCATTAAAATGTGTATCAGGATATTTTTTAGGATCACAATAGTCCTTCATTTGCTGATACCAATCTTCTGCATCAGCGTGATTCTCACCTTGTAGAACATTTAAGAATTTACAGTTACCATTACGGTTAGCCATAAAGTAATCGTTATTGATGCGTGTAGCATTTACGGCATCTTGATAGTTATCAATACCTGTTGCTTTTGCACCTGCAGGAGAACGTGATACCCAAGCCGGAATATCAAGAATCATACCATAGTCCATATAAGCATCCATCCACGTAAGAACTTGTTCACGTTTCTTTTTAGCCTTAGGACAATTAGGATCTTTCCAATCACCTTCCCATACACCTTTACCAATTTGGAAACCACCTGAGTCTCCAAGTAACCACGAGTTATTTCTATCTCTGTTCCGAATCATATCCTCTTTAGGTGCGTCCTTGTTTACATCAAGTTCGGCGTGTCCTGCGGAATATAAACTCCATTGATAATTAAAAAGTCCGTCTTGCTTGTTAAACCAATTAAGACTTTCCATCTCGTTGTTTGGAAAAGGAATACGACTTTTGTCTACGTATTCTTCACGACGTTGCTTACCGATAAAAGTAGCATAGAAGCCACTAATCGCCGGAAGAAAAGTTGCGTAGTCTTTTTGTTCTTTTGTTAAGTCGGTATTCAAATTATTCTCCTATTATCCAAAGGCTTTAATTGCTAAAAGCGGAACAAGCCAAGGATAAACTAAATGTTCTATTAGTTCGTATATTACTAATACTGTTAATAATATTGC